TACTAAAAATAAATTTGATGTTATTTTTATAGATGAGGCACAAGATCTATCATTAATTCAATGGGCCATAGTAGATAAGATAGAAAAAGAAAATAAAGGAATAGATGTATGGGTTGCAGGTGATGATGACCAAGCTATTTTTGGCTGGGCTGGCGCAGATGTAGATTCATTTATTAACTGGAAAGCAGAAGAAATTCCTCTTGAACAATCAGAAAGAGTTCCAAATCAAATACAAAAAATAGCACTTACTATTATTAACAGAGTTGAAGAAAATAGATTGGATAAAAATTATTATCCTAAAAAAGAAGAGGGAGAGGTACTACATAGATTTAAGTTAATGGACATAGATATGACAAAAGGAGATTGGTTAATTTTAACCAGGACTAATTATCTATTAAAACCAATTCCTGCAATTTTAAAGAAACAAGGTTTATTTTTTGAAACATCGGAAGGTAATAGCATTAATAAAAATTTATATGAAGACATTCAATGGTGGAACAAGTTAAGAAAATCAGAAGCAATACCTGAGGTACATAAACAAAGGGTTATGGAAAAAATAAAAGAGAAAGATGTAGATTTTAAATTAGAATGGTATGAGGCATTTAACAATGTTGCAATAACTACTAGAGAATATATGCGAGCAATGTTGGATAATGGAGAAAATATTTTAGAGAAACCCAGAATAAAAGTTTCAACAATTCACGGGGCTAAAGGTGGAGAAGCAACTAATGTTGTATTATTTTTAAATCAAACAATCAATACAATGAAAGGGGTAAAAAAATCTAAGTCCAAACAAGACGAGGAGTATAGAGTTTGGTATGTGGGTGCAACAAGATCTATGAAAAATTTATATTTAATAAAAAGTAAAGATAAAAAGAAGGAGTTTAAATTATGAGCGATGTATATAAAAGACAAGTAGGAGGATCCCATTATTCTTCTATGAAAATTCAGCCGAGTGAGTTTATAAATAAAAATAACTTGCCGTTTGCTGAGGGGAATGCTATAAAATATTTATGTCGTCACAAACAGAAAGGACAAAAGCAAGATTTGGAGAAAGCAATTCATTATTGTCAAATGGCAATTGACCGTGATTATCCCGATAAACCAAAAGAAGAAAAAACAAATTCATGGGGGATAAATAAATGATTTTTAAAGCGCAAACAGAGTGGGTTAAGCCTACTGAATTTCCAGACTTAAGACAAGCAGATACAATTGCAATTGATTTAGAAACACATGATCCAGATTTAAAATCAAAAGGATCGGGCTCTATAGTTGGAAGAGGTAATGTTGTGGGTATCGCTGTAGCTGTTGATGGCTACGCAGGATATTTTCCTTTCGATCATGAAGGTGGTGGTAACCTCGAAAAAAGTAAGGTAATTCAATGGTTTAAGGACGTATGTGCGTGTCCTGCAGATAAAGTTTTTCACAATGCAATGTATGATGTGTGTTGGATTCGTGCCATGGGAATAAAATTAAATGGAAATATTTATGACACCATGATTGCAGCATCACTTGTAAATGAAAATAGATTTAGATTTGATTTAGGTTCTCTTGGTTGGGATTATTGTGGTCAAGGAAAAAATGAAACAGAATTAGTTGCAGCGGCACAAGAATGGGGAGTTGATCCTAAGGCAGATATGTGGAAGTTGCCAGCGATGTATGTTGGTAACTATGCTGAACGAGATGCACAATTAACGTTAGCCTTATGGAGAGTCATGCAAAAAGAATTAAGCGACCAGGATCTAGGGTCTATTTTTGATTTAGAGACTGATCTTTTTCCTTGTTTGGTTGACATGAGATTTCTTGGAGTGAGAGTGGACGTTGAAAAAGCTCATAAACTAAAACAACAATTAGCATCAGAAGAAGATAACTTACTCCAACAAGTAAAAAAAGAAACAGGAGTAGAAACTCAAATATGGGCTGCAAGGTCAATTGCCAAAGTCTTTGACAAACTAAATTTAACTTATGAACGAACTGAAAAAACCCAAGCACCATCATTTACAAAAAATTTTCTTTCCTCTCATGAACATCCTTTAGTTAAATGTATATCAAAAGCCAGAGAAATAAACAAGGCACACACCACATTTATAGATACAATTATTAAATACGAACATAAAGGTAGGATTCACGCCGACATTAATCAGATTAGATCCGACAATGGAGGCACAGTAACTGGAAGATTTTCTTATTCGAATCCAAACCTTCAACAAATTCCCGCTCGCAACAAGGACTTAGGTCCACTGATTCGATCCCTATTTATACCAGAATCAGGTTGCAAGTGGGGGTGCTTTGACTACAGTCAACAGGAACCGAGACTAGTAGTACACTATGCATCCCTAGATCAAGACACAAGTGCATTTAATGTTAAAGACTCTTACTTAAATTCTGATGCAGACTTTCATACAATTGTAGCAAAGATGGCAGATATACCTAGAGAACAAGCTAAGACAATTAATTTAGGTTTATTTTATGGAATGGGTAAAGCCAAGCTTCAAGCAGAATTAGGTGTTAGCAAAGAAAAAGCAGAAGAATTATTTTCTGTTTATCATAATAGAGTTCCATTTGTTAAAAATTTAATGAAGTCAGTGTCTAATCGTGCTCAACAAAGAGGGCAGATTAGGACTCTACTTGGAAGATTATGTCGGTTCCATTTGTGGGAACCAAATCAATTTGGAATGCATAAGGCATTACCATTTGAACAAGCGGTACAGGAACATGGTCCAGGTATAAGAAGAGCTTATACATACAAAGCATTGAATAAATTAATTCAAGGGTCCGCTGCGGACATGACTAAGAAGTCAATGTTAGACTTATATAAAGAAGGAATCGTTGCACATATACAAATTCACGATGAGCTAGATCTATCAATTGAGTCAGATGAAAAAGCTAAAAAAGTTGTTGAGATAATGGAGAATGCTGTTAAGTTAGAAGTTCCCAATAAAGTTGATTATGAATCAGGTAAAAATTGGGGGGATATTTACGATTAACCAGGAGAAACTATGGAAAAAGTAACACAACACGCTAAGAGAATATGGAACTTAGCAATAGGCAACAAAAAGGCTACAGCTGTAGCTATAGTTGCTATCATTATAGTAGTACATTTAATTACTAACTAGTTATGATACATGGCCTATCTGAATGCAAACATACCTGTGACGTATTCACAGATCAGGAGAGAATATCTCTACGATCTTAAGGATCATCATGGAGAAGTTGAAGACTGCATTATATTTGGCCTTACATCAATTACAGGGCGCCCTATACTCTTTCACGCAATTATGGAAAATGGTGCAGTCTTTTATAGGCTACCAATTTCTGCGTTTATACAACGAGATTTTGATCCGAAAGAAGTACCTGGGCGTCGACTTGATGAACTGGAGCTATGGAATTGTTTTAGTTATTATCCTGCTGTCACTTCTTACGATATCCTAGACGGACAATCTGGAAAATACTTTGGAAAAGACAAGAAAACACACGCAGGAAAATATTTATTTACTGTTGACTGGGCGCACCCAGAGAGTAATATAGTAGATACAGATCATTCTGAAATTTCGCACGAACATAAGTGCGCTCATATTTTGGCGTTAGATGACGGCAATTATGCGGCTCAGCCAAACAATCGTATACTTTGGGATATCCCATCATTTACAGTTAGAGATGAAACTCCTGACTGGAAAGTACAAACAAGTGATTGGAATGTTGAAGATACAGGTAAGTGGAAAACGGAAGATACCGATAAATTCTTCTATAATATTGAGGAGAAAAAAGATGATTAAAAGATTAATTTGGAAATGGATCGTAAGACCAACTAGAAGACGGTGGAGGAAATTATTTTCTAATGACCAAGTGTAAAAATTGTAACTGTAATTGTCATTGTGATAGCGCGATGCATTTACCTGAAGATAGCTTAGATAAAGGTGGAGCATGCGTATGTGACAATTGTGAATGTAAAAATGGTCAAGATAAAGCAGAAGATTCAAGTTATGAAAATAATGGCGGTCTTGTGATAGATGACACGGGGGAATGTGAAAGCTGTCAATAAACATGGAGAAATTTATGAACTATTACTTTACAGGAGCACTGATAATAATGATGTTACTTTTAGCTTTTTGTATGAGACCAGCTCAAGCAGATACTACACAAACAAATACTAGTGGTTCTAACACAGCGATTGAAGGTGGGTATACGTCAACTGCTACAACTACATATCAATCAGGTTCAGAATCTACATCAACAACTAATAATACTACAAATTCAGATATAAGATCTTCACCACCTACAGCAGGTGCACCTTCGTATAATACAATGACACAAGATGTTTGCGCTGTTGGAGTTTCTGCAGGAATCCAAACATTTGGTATTGGACTTTCTGGTGGTAAACATGTGATTGATGAAAATTGTGAAAGATTAAAACTAGCAAGAATTT